AGGTTTATATAAGGGGTGCTCGATATTAAAGCTTTTCGCTGTAGCGCTTACTGTGCCTGTCACAGTTAAACCAGTAGCATCAAATTTTGCCATTTCTGTTTCAGTGCCATCTTTTAATAAACGAACGGTTAATTTACCATCCTCTGTGCCAGCAGTATAATCGTCTATCCCTCCTTTGAGGTTAACATAAGTTTTTCTTGTACCACCATCGTTGTTCATGCAGAAGTGTACATATGTGTTGTTGTTTTCATTAGGTGAAGAAGGGTTGTGCCAAAGTCTAATTCCTGCTCCGGGGTCTCCGCTTCTGTTACCTTCAAACCAAGCGGGCCACTGGTCAGTTGAATCTATTACATGTAATATTGGATAATTACCATTACCTGCTCCTGATGCCAGAACTACATTATAACCTGCATGTCTAACATCTAGTTTAAAATCGGGTGAAGATGTACCAATACCTACTCGCGAGTGAGAACCGTCAATACGCATCATCTCAGTAGCTACAGTATTATCTACGGTCTTAAATATCATGTCTTTATCATTTTGAGTGTTCTGTATAATAAAGTCTTGTGAACTGTTGGTTAATCTACCAAATTCACTACCAGCGCCTTGTAACACTATATCCTGACCACCTGCATCTAATCTTATATCATCATCAGCATCTACAGTAAAATCTCCAGAAGTAGAAACATCGAACTCTACTTTACCAGTACTAGTTCCATATAATCTAAATGGACTAGCATTACCCGATACTGTTAATAAGTTAGTAGGTGCGGTTGTGCCTATACCTACATTACCAGTAGAATCAATACGCATCCTTTCTGTAACATTATTTGCTCCAGCTGCCGCTGTTGAAAACATTAATCTTCCGGGCGTTGTGTCTGTTGTTACTGTTCCCTCTATTGCAGCACTAATAGTAGCTGCTCTATTATCATAATCTGTTTCAAAGGGTCTAAACGTGATATTACCTATTAAATCTCCTGAAGATAAATCCCCACCAGTAGCTTTTTTCCTATCTATATATAAACTTGGACCATAAATTGAACTATCAGTGTTTTCACGTCTAATAACAACTCCATCACCAGTAATAACGTCTAATGGTTGAGTAGGTGCAGATGTACCGATACCTAAACCACCACCATTAACACGCATTACTTCAGTAGAACCACTAGCAAATGTAATTGACTCACCTTTTATATCTAATCGTGAATCAGCACCTGCATGTATAGATGCATCTGCATCGTTAAAATAAATATATTTACCAGAAGCTAACGTCATGTTGTTTCCATCAAATTGTAAATTACTGCTGCTTGTAATAGAGTTACTTCCATCACCATAGGAAATCTCTCCTGCTGTAGCAGTACCTTCGATAGCTCCAGCACCGGGCGTAGTTGTACCTACTTGTGTGCTACCCCAGAATAATGTAGCACCAGATGCCCATAAATGATTGGTGCCCGGATTAGATGTGATTGCTCCATTAGCTATATTAAGAGAACCATATAATTTTTGAGAACCACTTACATCTAGTAATTGAGCAGGTGCACTTGTACCTATACCTACCTTACCATCATCAGCAATACGCAGTCTTTCTGATACACTACCGGCGGTAGCTGTTCTAAATATAAATCCACCATTGTCTTTATTAGTTGTATCATCCCCTGTTAAAATCAACATATCAGCTACTTTTGTTCCATTCCAGTATCCTAATAATCCTGTTATCGCTGAATCTGCTCCCGACCTATTTGAATCTCCTATATATTCAGCAGCAGTATTACTTGTAGTCTTTGCTTGAATATGCCCTCTTACGTCTAACTTCTGGTCAGGTGCAACTGTGCCTATACCTACCTTTTGTGTAGAACCTATATATAAAGCCGCAGTACCGTTTGTTGAAACACCCCAATCATTAGTACCGGGATAATATATACCTGTTGTAGTGTCATTATTATCTACAATAGTTGGGGCAGCAGCTGTACCTTCATGTGTAGTTTGAAATCTTCCATTAGCAAAACGATACTTAAGAGTACCATCATTATCTAATTCAAAATTACTAGAAGAAGTACCGCATAATTCCCAATCGTTATTTATTTCTATATCACCTACAACATGTAATTTCTGAGCTGGTGTAGTTGTGCCTATGCCTACATTACCAGCAGTAGCTCCTGAACCTTTAACAATCAAAGCTGTATTAGCTTCATTATCGTTGTAAAATAATCTTATATCTGATTCGGTTTTAGAAGCAAGAGCTATGTAATTATCTCCTTGGTCAGTTCGAAGTGCTCCTATTACATCTTCGGCTGCATTTGTAAACCCAATCGGCCATCCACTATCAGTACTTAATTGTACACTAAATACATCACTAAAACTTTGTGGATTAGTTAAACCTATTCCCACGTGGCCTAGAGAATCCATATGTAATTTTTGTACACCATCTATAGAGAACTTCATATCATTCTTAGCATTAAGTTCAATATTACCACCAGTTTCACTATTTCTTATATATAAATGGTCACCACTTTCTTCTATATATCTAAGAGAATCACCAAATATTAACTTACTACCAGTAGCAACAGTCATATTTGTGCCATCCCAAGTCCAATCGTCTATTCCACCAAAAGCTCCTCCATTATTGTATTGGAGTTGTGTAGTAGAACCACCGGCTCCTGTTACTGTTCCGGTGGGTATTCCTGTAACACTAAATGTTGGGAAACTTGTTGTACCGCTAAAAGCTATAGCTCCAGCAGAATAAGTTCCTCCTGTAACGTAATAATTTGCATCATCGTTAGCTGCCCATGACATAACCCCAGCATCTGTAGAAACTAACGCATAGCCGCTTGAAGCTGGATATGCTAAAGGAAGTGTATAAGTCTGAGCTTCAGTGTTCACTCCTACTTTTAAAGTGGTAGGAAAGTCCCCTGTGTCATCAGTATCAGGGTTAATCTTGATATAACCTGCTGCTGTTGCATTTCCTCCAACAACAAGTCCAGTGGTAAATGAAGCTTCAGCTACAAAAGTAGTAGCTGGAGTAAAAGTAGTCATTGCTGAACCAGTGACATTAGAGCCGCCTCCAGCCATACTACCTGTTAGCTTACTATCAGTCCCCCATGTAAGTGCATCTAAATAATAATTAGTACTAGTAGATTCAATCCATTTTAGCCCCGTAGCTTCACTACTGTCAGCACTTAAAACATAACTATTAGAACCTACTGGTAATCTAGTATTGCTTGAACCATAAACATAAATGTCACCTTTGGTTGTAAGAGGAGAGCCCTCGGCATTAACTTGTATTCTCTGTCTACCTACTGCATTATGAGCTAAACTCTTTAGAACCTTATTAAAACGTGCCATTCTTCTCCGAACTGATAAAAATGATTGGGGAGATTAGGGTTCTCCCCGTACCCTTTAATAAAATCAGTTAGTCAGTCTAACCGGAAATTACTATTTGTCCAGCTTCTGGTCTGACGATTTTCAATCCATATCTCATAGACATGTATGAACCGACAATACCGAATCCGGGGTTGGCTTCTTCAACTGTCAATGGGCGTCTCTCGACGTAAGCCATAGGCTTAGTTGACAAATCGAATATTCCATATCTCGTGGTTGGAACCCATGGGTTAACAACAACGGTTAGTCCATATAATTGACCAACAATACCACCAGTTTGTAGAACGCTACCGAATGGGTTGCTTCCTGCATCTGTTGGCATAACGTTAGCTCCACTGACTAAGCTTGCAGCTGGTACCATACCAGTTGTGAAAGCAGCAGTGAAATCAGCCATCTTCAATATGTTTTCATAGTGGGATGGTGAAATGAACAAGTGTGTTGCGTTATATCCATGTAATGACATACGGGTGATAGCGGAAGAGACATCCGATAAGGATAGTGCTGAACCAGCTAGACCACTTGCGTCATTATTATAAGATTTTGCTCCTGATAGAGTTGCGATTGTTTGATTTGCGTATTGGTCTAACCTTCCAGAGAAAGCTGCATTTGCACCTAAGAAACCGCCGTTAGGACAGTTACTGAAGTTTGTAATGTCTGATTCTGCACTGGATGCGTCAATATCAGCGTTGCTGATACCTGTACCATATGTTGCACTTCCGAGACCGAAAATAACATTTACAATGTGTTGCGTCATGTGTCTGTCGACTGCACGACGTGCTTCATTCAATGCCATCTCAACTTCGTTGAATCTCGAATCTTCTATCATTCTTCGGGTAACACCTACTGCAAGACCCCACTCTTTAACTGCCACTCGCTCGGAGCGTAGTTTAGTGTGTTGATATTGAGGAGTGTTTCCTTCATCTATTTGTTCCATCGCCATGGATGGTTTTGCGAAAGTAATATCAATATTACCACCTGTATCTGTACTCATTGGGTCTGCAAAGAATTGCATAACTGGAAGGTCTGTGACCTTGTAATCCATAATTGCATCTTTGTAGTCAATAAGTACTCGCTCACCTGTGCCGCCTGTGTTAGCGTATGCACCTGTGTTCAGGGTTGTTAGTATACCGGGAGTTGCGTCAACCATTTAAATCACCTTATAATACCAAGACCTTCTTGGAACCAGTATCGGTTCCGCCGGGTCCTGCCTCTAGTGCGATAGCTACACCTGTTCCAGAACCTTGAATAGTAGCATTAACTGCTCCTGATGCAAGAATTCCGAGGTTTGCTACCTCACTGGTTAATAAGTGGCCAGCGTCAAAAGCGCCTGAGCACATAACGTTTAAAACTACTCCTTTACCGCTGATAACTGAACAGTTAGCACCACTGGCTGCATCGACGAAAGCAACGCCAACGACTGGTGCGTCGACATCTGCCAT